GCAGTATTACGCTTAGTTGAATAACCTAGTTCTAAAACACCTTCAAGTCTACGATCGCCAATACCAACACCATGATCTTTAAATATAATTTTGTCACAGAAACCTATTCCTTCGTTTCTTATATATTTAATATCAATGTGATTGTTTTCTGTATCTAAATGTTCTAGACTGTAATATTCTAAATCAAAATTAGAATCTTTATACGCTTCTCCGTCACGGGTAATGTAATAGTCTTTTGCAGATTTTTTACCAGTGAGGATCTCTATCGCTATCTCTTTCTCACGCTGAGCGTCACAACAATTTGTTGTAAGTTCCCTAACAGTTGAAGGTATAGGAGTAGAGTACTGTGCATCTTGAAGAATATCAAAGACAAGCTTTTCAGCGCCTTTGTTTATCTTCTTAGCTAAGCCATCAGTGTTACTGACAGCTACGTTATCAATAGTTTTTATACTCATAATAGTTAAATAAAAAACCCCGCCAATGGCAGGGTGTAAATAAATTGTTTAATATGTAATTAAAAATTAGTCTGTATAGAACTTTTCTTTAATCATCTCAATAGTCTCTAGAACTTGCTTTTGGTTCCTGGGTAAAAAGAGCATAGGAGCATTTCCTTTATCTTGAAGATGTTTTTTAAACAACTTCCATTTAACAGGAAATACATCATTTGCAAAACCTTTTACCTCAATAATCCAAAGTTCATTCGGGTCCACAAAGTCAGGAGTGTAGGTTATATCTCTGATTTTAGTTTCATTTTTAACAAACTCACGCTTAGAATTACATTCTATAGCTTCAGATTCAAACCTAAATCCTTCCATAAGGACATATTTTTTCTTTTCATATAGTGCCGCAATGCCTGCCTCCTCTAGTTTAATGTAAGTAAATAACTCAAGCTTAGATCTAAACTTGATTCCTTTATAAACCTTAGTGGTGGCATTTCTAACTTTCTTGTTCTTGGTTCTCTTTCTCCTCATTTGCATGGCTGTGGTAATTTGTGACAGTATTGTAGAATTCTTCATCCAGATTTTTTATCTGCTCTAATAATTCTACTTCTTTCTGCTTAGCAAGTTTATCACATCCTACATCTAAAGGAGTTTTAGTGCCTAGATTACTAAAAATTGTTGCGCATTGCTTAAGAATGCCATCAATTTTCTTTCTTACCTCTTGTGTCATAGTTGATCTTCTATAAGCTCTTTAGCTTCAAAAAGAGAATTATACTTAGCAATATAATCTGATATGTCTTTAACTCCAAATCTGACAGGTATGCAAATGTTACGTAAAGCAAATTTATCGCATATTTTCTCTGCCATTTCTTGACCGGGGTTATTTACATTATCAAAATCATTATCGTAAAATATAACTACTTCTTGGAACCTTTTGGTGAGCGCTTCGATGAACTTTTCTTCTGGCATTTGCATTTCTGACTGGAGTGCAACTCCGGAGTAGCCCAATTCATATAAACACATAACATCTTTGAGGGAAGACGTAATAACCACAATAGGCCCTGTATCAGGTAATTGAGCCCAACCTTGAACATTTCCGCTACGCGTGTTGCTAATCCATTTAATATCATCATAAGGAGAGTAAATTTTATATTTATTGCCTATTTCAAATGCATAACTTAAGTTACACTTGAATCTGTTATAGTTAATCCAATAGTAATCTATAGGCAGAACGGCAAATTTACACAAAGTTTTCTTACTGATGCCATATTTAGACCAGAATTCTGCATCTTTTTGCATCCATGATCTGCCGCGTTTTTTTATTTCAGTACTTTTTTTAACTTTAGGCAGCAATACTTTGTACTGCTTACCTTTAAATCCCATACTATAAGAATCAGTTCTTTTAAAGGAAGATAAATTTAAGTTAAAGTCAGTATCTATAATACTTAACGCTTCTATGAAATTGCAACCAAACTTAGTAGCAACATATGAAAAGCAATCAAAACTGTGCTCAGGATGGCCAAAGTCTTTATACCAAAGACGGTCATTCCAAGTTGTTATGCTTACAGAAGGAGAGTTATCCTCTCGAAGATCACTGCAAAACTTCTTATCAACTTCTTTAAAGTTGGTACAATAGTACTTAAAGATGTCATAAGCAGTAATCTTCTCGAGGATTTTCTCACTATGTAAACAAGCATCGCTTTTTCTATGCTTAATCACGTTTACTTATTTAGTCCCAGTCTTCACTTTCTTCCAACACCATCTCTGGCGCGGGATCAGGCTGAACAGTTGAAACTTCAGGAGTATAAGGGCCCCATTCTAAATTACTAGCGTAATCTGCTTTGAATGCACCCCATTCATCATTAAGCTTTTTAGCAAAAAGATCTGGTCTTTGCGGTGTAACACGTCCAAAGAACTTAGTGTACACTGTCTGATAAGTTTTACCTGCATCAGATGTTTTTGTGCCAATAAGTAAAAGAACAGAATTACCTACCAGTGAATTAACAAGAGCTTTAATTTCTGCTATATCACCGGCAGCAATTTTATCCATAGAGTCAAAGTAAACTTCATCTCCAGATGCTACGTTAGCCCAAGCTTGTACAAAATTAATAAGTACATCTTCGTTAGTATAAGCATGACGTGTGCCTGCTTCTTTCCACCAAGACATATTAGGATTTTCAACAGGAGTTACATCGCTATATGAAGATTGTCCATAGTTGTTAATCCAAAGAGGCTTACCATTTGATGATACTTTCTTTTCTGTATTTACTAAAATGTCAAAACTGGTAGTTAAGTCATCGTTTTGTACCCAGAAAGTGATTTTATTATATTCATCACCCCCAAAGTTAACTTCATAACTAGGTTCTGTTTTAAAATTAACTCCAATTGCATGAAGTTCTTCTAATGTAGGGTTTACTGCCACTACGTTAAATGAAGCAAGACCTGAATAATACGTTAGTCCTCCTCCTACTACCGAAGTAGCTGAATCATTGCTTTTAATCGCCATGTTTTCTATTAAATTAAATTGTTTAAATTATCAGTGTCATTCAAGGTTTCTCCTTTATGATCTAATCCTTCTTCCACCCTTGTTCGTTGATCAAAATCTTGTAACTCAGGTGTAGCTTCTATCACCATAGATGTCTCTGTATGTACATCTTCTAAAGTATTAAAGTGAGCATTAGCACCTTGATCGTGCACATCCTCTGCTTCTACAGGAATACTAGTTTGATTAGGATCAAGAGCTGTATCATCTACAAAGTTGAAAGATAGTTTACGTACCTTCTTAACTTTTTTGCCTTTTAGTGAGGGATGCATAAACATTTGTTTAACTTCCCAGCCTTCAAGTTGGTACTTCTCTTGAATTCCTTTTCTATCAATACCATTTTCTAGATCTTCTATGATCATTGAGGTAGTAATTGTAGTCGGCTTTGCAGTTGCCGTTTCTGTTTGTGTATTAAGCTCACCAGCTACTTGCGCTTGTATCATTAGAATATATTTAAGCGGTTTATAAAAATTAATCAACAAATATTTTAGACCAGTCTAACACCATGTCTTGACCTTTCAGGTGATCACAGCGTGAGCCAGCATTTATATTATTATCTGAGTTAAAAGAGATATGAGTTTCTCCATCTTCTCTATATACGTATCCAACAGCATCAACTTTACCACAGGTAATCTCTGTAATTTTACCTGTTAAAGCTAGATCTTTAGCGGCTACTTCTTTTCCTTTCTTACTTACTATTTTATCTTTAAGATGGCCAATCAAAATAACATGATCAGCGAGTTTGTTTACTCTTTCTATCCATCTTGCAAATGCTTTACGTAAATAAGTATATCCTGCACCCATAGGTAGTGAGGTTACACACAGCCCAGTGAACTTTTTATCAAAGTCTTCACCCATTGGGGTTTTCATATAGTCTTTCTTTGCTTCATCTAGACACCATTCTTCTAATTTTGTAATAGTGTCAATAGCAACATATTTATATGGCTTATTCTGCTTAAGAATTTCTTTACCTATTTGTGTAAGCTCTTCTATATTATTTGCTTGAACCTTCAATGCATCTAACATATCTGAACCTTCTTCAAGGTCAATAATAAGACAGCCTTCTAGACTAGCTAATGCTGTAGTCTTACCTATTTTAGGCGGCCCATATAATATCATGTTTTTTGGCGATTTACGGCTCGCCGGTACCTTTTTCTTCGGAAGTTCCATATTCTTCTTTTATTATTTTAGTGTAAATGTCTGGGTATTTAACTTCGAGAGCTTTGCAAAGTCTAGTATACTTACCCCATATATCTTTAATTACTTTTGCTTGATTCTTAATTGTCTTTTCGTTTGCTTTTAGCATACCGAAAGCGTGGACTTCTTTTTTTCTCTTAGCTTGATTAGCTATAGTTTTATCTTTATTCATCAACTTCTCTCTTTAATAGTGA